TTTCAGAAGTGGCTTAGTGAGCTTGAAAAAATACTCTGTATCATCCCTTTTGATGCTGAAGGGGAAAAGTTCTATTATATTCGTAACTTTGATAAACACCAGGTAATAAATAGACCATCTGAACACCGCAATCCTGAACCTTCACAACAGTTTATTGATGAATACATGAATACTCACGGAATACTCAGTGAGTCATCATGCAATAAAAGAGAAGTAAAAGAGAAGTATAAAGAGAAGTATAAAGAGAAAGGGACATTCGTCCCACCTACATTAGATCAAATAACAAAATACTGTAAAGAAAGAAAAAACAGCGTAGATCCTCAAAAATGGTTAGATCATTATACAGCAAATGGCTGGATGATCGGCAAGAACAAGATGAAGGATTGGAAGGCAGCAGTTCGGACATGGGAACAACGAGGGGATAACAACAGCACTCAAAAAACTGATATTCCTCGTTATGTTCCTTCAGCAGAAGATAAAGCACAATGGAGGATGTGATGGCAGATATAGTTCACTGGAAGGATATTGCGACAAAGCATTATGGCGATATTGACGAGTTTGAGCGTATCACAAAGGACCTGATATTTTGTGCCCGTACCGAGAAGAACCCGAAAGAAGCATTCAAGGGCATTACACTTGAAAAGCAGGCGGCCTATGACAAGACGAGATATTTAATGCGGCACGCAGGATATGAACAGACAGGCAAGCATATTATTACCGAGCATGGATGGTATACAGCTTATCTCGATGGCGAAGGTCTGGCTTTTAAATGCACGATACCCCAAGAGACACGAAAATTAATAACATTGGCTCAGTATATTGAATGGCAACAAAACAATTCTCTTGAGGATGCAGCAGAGGAATATTACGAAACCAGAGGGATAGTAAATAGTGTGGCATCCGGCATGAGCGAACGGCATACAAGAAAAGATATTTACGATGATGAAGGGGGCTTTATATGACCAACGGCGACATAGGCTTTCTATTCACCGTGGTTAGCGTAATCGTGATTATCGGAGTGCCAATACTGGTTTTATGGAGGGGAAAATGAAGATAAAAGTATCAAATAAGTCATCGGGATTAATATTAGAAGATGGGAAAGAAATTCATTTTTGGTTGCCTAAGATGGATAAAAGCGATAGTCCACCTCCAAATAGTGCATGGTTCGTATTATGTCTTGTACAATTATTAGGTAAATATGACCAAAGATTAAATGATCTCATTGATGAAAAAAGGGATGAGATGATTAAGGAAACAACTAAACTTACTTTAGTAAAAGGTGGAGGCGTAAATGAACACACGACATAGGCGTAAACGTTTATACCCCGCAGAAGAACAAAGTAAACGTGATGAGTACTTCAGGGATATAGGGTTACTCAAAATGGATGAAAAACGGTTGAGACAAAAAAGAAACTTTGAGTTATGGTGCGAAGGTAGAGATAAGGAGATGACATGAATAAGCTGTCCTGGTATCCGAAGCGGAAGAAGAAAGAAAAGAAACAACCAACGTATTTATGGATTGATTATTGATATGGACGCTGAATCTGTAATACTCAATGCAACACGACAATATCTCAGGCTTAAAGGTTGGTATGTTATGCGGATACAACAAAGTATCGGCTGTCATCCAGGTATATCTGATCTGATAGCCGTTAAGCGAGGCATGACAATATTCGTAGAAACGAAATCCCCTAAATGGAGGGGCAAGCTATCCAAAGATCAGGAGAAATTCAAGGCTGAGATTGAGGCACACGGAGGGATGTTTTATGTAATTGATAGCGTGGATGAAATGATTAAGATTGTTGATGATTTGGAGCATACAGAAAAGCTAAAGGAGAGATTACCGTGACACAAATGGAAGAATGTGGAACCTTACGCTTTGACATTGCCGCACGGATTGTTGAGGAACTGCGGAGATATACCGATACACGCCCGGACAGAGAAAACACCATACACATTCTGGATGGCGCCGAGCAGATGGTTGCGGAACTGAAGCAGATCGAAACCGATTTGCACCGGACCGCGAGAAGAAAGACGAACGGCAGGAAACCCATAGCGACGGCCCTAAAAGAATGGCAGAAACGGTATGAGGCTATTTTTGAGAATATGCAAGTAGCCCAGGCACTATTTAGGGAATACCGGGGGGATATAGAGAAGCTGTATCATGTGGTTCACGGTATTAGAAGGATGATGAACATTATGGGCGGTATTGATGACCGGTTGAGGTTTATCGCGGAAGGGTTGGATAAGAGATTGATCAAGAAGGGTAAGAAGAAATAACTTGTGCTTTTCATGTTCGGCGCACTCGCAATCGCCAGGGTTAGCACACCCTCTCCTTGCCTCGGTCTATGGTGAGCAGACCAGTATAATTGCGAGAGCTCACCAAAAGAAAGTTGTTGATTTTAAAGGGAAATCAAAAATAATTAAAAATTAATTAAAATAATCCTTGACAAACATGATTAACATAATTATACTAATAATATGATAGACACAACAACAAATAAGGAGGAAAGGGCAATGGCAAATTATTTTGTAATCAGGGACGGAGAAATAAAAATGACCCTCGCTAATGTGGTAATTAAATCTGATGGGAGTATCTGGACTGATGGCAACCCTCTTTTGGATAGCCAAAGCGAAGGAGGGAAGGCACTGGGGCGTGATGAAATCTCCCGGCTTGCCAAGGCACACAAATGGGATGAGATACCAGAGGATGTATATGCCCGCATCGGCACAAATCCAAGCGGATTAGTGGTAATTTCTCAAACAGATTATAGAGATCAGGTGCTCGCGGCCAGGACTCCTGCCCAGGTAGAACGCGACAGAATACATACTTTATACCGCAAAGCTAATGCCCGATACAACGCCTCCGATGATTGCAACGTAATGGATTATTACAAGATTAAGGGACAAGCAGACGCAGCCATGAAAGTATGGGTGGAGAAATACCCGGAAGACGCAAAGGAAGAAAAGAGGGCTGACCTAATGGCACAAGCCGACGAACTAAGACACCTTGCACAAGGTGCACTTTTGTATGATTCTGACGGATGGCTCAATGAAGCCGAACGGCAAAAAAGGCACGATGAATTTATTGCTAAAGCTGTAGACCTTGAGTCTCAAGCTAATAATCTTTAGGAGGATATTATTATGGCTAATCAATGGGAAAGCACGGGCATTTATGAGCATCCAGTAAAACATCAGGCAGGGACTTACGGGCAGATTTGCAGATCAGGAGTTGGGATATATTACCTCAAGGTAGGGGCATCGCATATGAGTTGTCCCCAAGGATGGGCCTCAAAGATTCACGCCGAGGAAACAGGGCAAGTGTCGAGCCCCATGAGCGTGCGCGACATACCGGAGCAGCTACGGAATCAGTTTAAAGCTAAAGCGATCCTTGAGGGTAAAACAATGCAGCAAAAAATCATTGAGTTGATGGAGGAGTACGTATCTGAGTAACCTCCACGGCCCGGACTAACCCTCCGGGCTTTTTGCTTTTACAAAGAAAACTATTGACACAGGGATAATAATGTGATTATTTATGGTTTATGGGAGCACCAACCCCTAAGAAGAAGCAGAAGAAGAAACCTTTAACAATTCGAGAACGGAAACTCATCAAAGCCCTTGTCGCAGGACAAACCCCAACAGCCGCAATGAAAACAGCAGGTTATAGCAAAGAAACCGCAGAGGGGAAAGCTGCGAAGAAGGTCGGAGAAAGTCGGATTCAGGAAACATTACAAGAACTTATGGAAAAGAAAGGGCTTACGGATGATTATCTTCTCCAGGGGCTTCTCGAAGGCACGAAAGCAACCAAGGTTATTTCCGCAACAATCATTGCAAAAAACGGTGAAGGCATGAAGGATGCCGACTCAATGTCTAAAGATTTTATAGACGTTGATGATTTTCCTACCCGCCACAAATACATCGAAACAGGATTAAAACTTAAAGGCCATCTACGGGATAAACACGATATTTCAGGAGATATTGTTGTGGAGGTTGTCAAGTTTGGCTCAAAAGATTAGGCTTCCTAATAATTGGATACCACGTACCGACCAACTGCCACTCTGGACGTATCTTGAAAACGGCGGAAAGCGAGCCGTCGAAGTAGCACATAGACGATGGGGCAAGGATGATGTTGCCCTGCATTTTACTGCAACGCAGGCAGCACAACGTATCGGCAACTATTGGCACATGCTTCCAGAATATAAGCAGGCCAGGAAAGTTATCTGGACGGCTGTAAACCCACGGACAAATAAAAAACGTATTGATGATGCCTTTCCGCTTGAGATCAGGAAGAAAACCCGCGAAGATGACATGGCTATCGAGTTTAAGAATGGCTCAACGTGGCAGCTTGTAGGCTCTGATAATTATAACTCGCTGGTAGGTTCTCCCCCTGTTGGTATTGTCTTTTCGGAGTGGGCTTTGGCCTCGCCTCTTGCATGGGCATATCTTGCACCAATTCTTGAAGAAAACAATGGATTCGCTTTATTTATCTACACTTCCAGGGGAAACAATCATGGTAAAACAACCTATGATTATGCGAGAGTTACGCCAGGTTGGTTTGGACAACTGCTTACCGCACATGATACCCCCGTATTTAATGCAGAGCAGATTGAGAATATAAAGCAGGAGTATATCAGGATGTATGGCCCGGAAATGGGCGAAATGCTTTATCTTCAGGAGTATGAGTGTTCGTTTGAGGGCGCTGTTTATGGCTCCTATTATGCCAAGCAAATGGCACAAGCCCGGAAGGATAAGAGGATTTGCAGCGTACCACATCAAACAGGCCAGGAGGTTGATACTTTTTGGGATTTGGGTGTTGATGATTCCATGACGATCTGGTTCATGCAACACATCGGCAAGGAATATCACTTCATCGACTATTACGAGTCAACGGGTTACGGCCTTGAGCATTACGCCAAGGTATTGAAAGAGAAACCCTATGTGTATGGCAATCACTACATGCCACATGACGCAGAAGGGCGGGAAATGTCAAATGGAGTGATAGCAAAGAGCAGGCGTGAAGTGGCACAGAATTTAGGTATTAAGCCAATTATAGTTGTAGAGCGAGCCAAAAATATTGATTTGATTATTCAGGTACATATTCCAGCCGTAAGGAATATTTTAGGGCAATGTTATTTTGATGAAGTTAAGTGTCAACCTGGTATATCGGCCCTCGAAAGTTACAAAGCTGAATATGACGAGGAGAAGAAGGTACTGGCGCCACGTCCGAAACATGATTGGGCGAGCCATGCATCAGATGCTTTCAGAACTTTTGCTGTAGGTTATCGAGGCAGAGCGAGCAGTATTATGAAGCCAGTGCCAAGGTTAGGCGCTTCATACGCTTACAACCCCCAATTACGAGGTGTTATCCGATGAGTAAATGGATACAGGTGTTCAGAGGCAAGGAACGGCGCAAGGACCAGGAGCGCTGGGCTTGCTGTGGTTGTGGCTCGACCTTCGAAGGCGATCACAACACCCACCCGCCGAATGGTGTTTGTCAGTGTGCCGAGTGTAAAGGCCACCTTGGGAACACGGAATTATATCGCAGGAATTACGATCGCATAAATTGGAGCGGGATAAATGGCAAGGCGTAAACAGCAAGACCCTGAGTTAATCACCGACCCGAAGGAACTTGAGGAACGCAAAGAAGCGGCTACGGCGTATGGGGATGAAAACCCCGATATGTATGTGGAATATTGCCACGAATGCATAAAAGAGAGTGAGAAGGCCACCCATGACATACGCTATCTCTGGGATGAGTGCTACAAGGCATACCGGGCCAAGATAGATTACAGCAATAAGCAGGATTGGCAGGCCAAAGTCATAACAGGTGACATGATGGCCGTTGTCAAGCAGGCTACCGCTATTGTCAGGAAGGCATTTCGTCAGCCCGATTGGTTCAACGTAGACCCCCAGGGCGATGATGACGCAATAACCGCACAATTCAACCGAGAGCTCTTAACCTTTTGGCTCAACCAGCAACACGGGAAATTCGGGACCAAGTTTAGTGATGCTTGCGAGTTAGGCTTCGCTATCGGGCAATCTCATGAGATCATCCCTCGTTGGGAAGATGGAGTTGGATTGACCTTCGACCTTGTACCTCCCTGGCAGATACACCGCGATCCTGATGCAAGCCCCCGCGATCCGTGGAGTGGAAACTATTGGATTCACACGGAATGGCTGGACTTGTGGAGAGTAAAGGCATTGGGAGAGAATGGGCGCTATGTCAGGCTTGAAGATGTGACAGCCTCAGAGAACCAATGGCCTGCAGGAGAGAGCCAGGAAAAGAGGGCAAGACGGAAAGGGCAGTACCATCAACGGAATACCTACCGACAGTCCGTGAAGGTTATCGAACAGTGGGGCGTGGTACTTGACAAGCAGGGCAATATGCTACTACCCAACGCACGTTTCATGGTTGCCGGTGATGTGCTTATTCTCAACCCGGAACCTTCGCCGTATCCTACGCTACGCTGGCCAGGTGTATCGTTTTCCCCCATGCCAGATATGTTTGCTTTCGAAGGCCACGGATTAGTTGAGTCAAGCCTGTTTCTGTGGCTCATGTCATGCAATCTCATGAGCCTACACATTGATGATCTTAACTGGCGCGTCAACCGGATACGGGAGATCAACCGTTTTCTCATGGAAGACCCAACCGACGTAATTATTGAACCTGGAAAACCGATATTCAGGGCTGAAAATGCACCATTGACCGGAGAGATTATTCGTGATGCCTACGTTCAGGGCAGGAACACGGACGAGGTGCTTGCAATCCTCCAATACTACGACAGCAAACGGGAAAACGGCTCATTCATCAACCAGTTTGTTGCAGGACTTCCCGGACATCGAAGTAACATAACGAAGGGCGAGGTTGAGATCAAGACAGAACAGTCCATGGGTATCTTCGACAGCATAGGCGAGGA